TGTTTTCAAATTGTAATGAATATTTAACGAATCGCTCTGTTAACTCATTAAGCTTTTCGTCTGTATTATAAGTCTGTTTTAAAAGTGACTTGAACTTTGTTTCTACATAAAAGAACGCTGTCTTGATGTCGTTTGTTGGATAGTCTAACATCTTCTTGATTAGTTTAGTTCTCCATTCCAACGTATCTACGTTAGGCACTGCACTAATGATACGGAACTCGATACGATTACTATGTATCTTGATTGCTTGATACTTCTCATTATCTTCTTTCAAGTCCTTGTTAGATTTACCCTTGCAATAGTTCTTGTCTACTCTACCATGATACAATGCATACAATAGTGGGGTATATCCCTTAACTTTCTCAAACATTTGCTCACCAGTCAAGCCTACTTCTGATAAGTTGATATGCCCACCACAACTATAAGACTTGTCAGCGTTGATATGACTAACTAACAACTCATTACCTCGTATATGTTCAAAGATTTTCTTGATATTCAACTCGAATGTAGGTGATACTAACTCGAAACCACTACAACTATTAAGGCTGCCGTCTGACTCTTTACGCCACATATGGTCTGTCTTGCTTTCGAAGTCATCTATATCAATACTATTACGCACGTCCTCATCTTCTTTCTCTATCTCGTAACCGATATAATATCTTGGCTTCTTAGACCATGACTTAGTAGTGTACCCACTATTATGGTACCCTCGCACATAACTAGCATACGGAACTTCTGATACATAACAACCTCTGTCTTCATTATAATACGCATTGTCTATATCCATATATTCGTCAATATCTTCACACCATACAAGGTCGTAATACTCTAAGCCACGTTCACTATAGTACTCGCCATTATATCTACTAACTCCATATCTATCTATAGCTACACTAGACCACCACTCTTGATCTCTTCCATTATATACTAAGTGCATATCATCTTCGTCATGCCATTCCTCGGTACGTTCGCACCATCTCACATCGTGAATAGATTGTATATCGCTATTATATGTTACAACGAAGTTTTCTCCATTGAAGAAAATTCCGTCATGACATTCTGCGTCTTCGTATTCATCTATTGATATATAATCATTCTCTACTGACTGAATGAATAATTTTACTTTCTCTCTATCGCCACCAAAATAGTCATATAGATTTCTTATCTCGCTTAACGTGTACATAATTAGTGATATTTATAGCCTTTACAGCCGTTAGTATTAAACACTCTACTCATAAATCGGTGCATCTTTGCTTTACGATTATGTTTTTTATAATTAAAGCCAGGGTCTGACAGTGCCACGTTACTTAATATGGTCAACGTGATAACCATTAAAACATACTTTTTCATATCAATTCTATATTATCTGTTTCTACCTCTTCCCCATCTAATGGGATTGTGCCACAATTGTCAAACAAAAATTGTGTATCAATTTCAAATTTACCATCTCGTTTCAAGGCTTCTATTACTTCCCACCCTATGTTTTTTACATCGTCCAAGTCACTGAAATACCATTCAATGAATCTTGCTTTTGTCATTTGCTTTTTCATCTTGTTAAATAAATTAAAATTGCTATTACCATTACTAATTGAATGTATGTTAACACTCGTTCTATTTTCTCGTTCATGATACCTCGAATATGATTAATAATAATACGATAATTCCCATCGTTACCGCATACAATACGCCTATACTGGCGCCCCTTGTTAAGTTACTTTTGTTCATCTTGTTTTATTTACGTTCTATAAAATATGGTAAAGGGTATTTTTTCTGCAAATATTCCTTTGCCGTTCGTTGTGTCGCACGTCTTATTGTAACGTCCTTTTTAAATAGCAACTTGTTGCCAGTTTCATCCCATAGGACGACCTCGAAAATATAGTTCATCTTATTTTATTTTATTAGTTAGTGGTGCGTAGGGAATCGAACCCTACTTCATACCATAGCACCTAAATACTTTTGTTCCGTTCTTGAGTTTTTACTCCGAAATTTTAATTACGTTTAAAGTATTATTATATTATTGCTTGCCACGTGAAACTGCAAACCCTCATTTGTTCCGTTACATTAAATGTACGTTTTGATAATTACCATTTGAGAAATGTATAATTTACCCCTACTTCGGGGAGTCTTCATACTTACCCCATAGGACTGCACCAACTTTACAATGCGTTTCTATCTTTTTATAGTTGTCAATACGTCAAATTGTAGTTTTGAATTTAAAAAAACCCCCTCATTAGATGAGTACTATTTTTTTCTACTCTTTAAAGCTTATTAGATAAGCGTTTAAATTTCAATTAATTCTAAATGTACTTTACTACTGGTAAAATCGTTTTTTTACCTTTTTATGTAACATACAAAGGGATTTTATCCCCTTGTTTCGAATATTAAATTCTCGTCAGTGTTACTTGTTTTCTTTTTCGAATTTTTGTAAGGTTCTTATTACCCAATAGACACAAGTTTTTTCAGTACCTTTAACAAATTGCACACTGTTTTTAAACTCTTCGTATTTTTTAGCGTCCTTTTTAGTTGCTAGCAAGTACTTAATTTCATAGTTAGTCAACTCTAGTTCTTTTTGATACTCTAATAAAAAGCTACGTGTTGCGCCTAAGCTTCTTTGTAAGTTTTTAGCGTCCTTTGATAATTTTGATAATCTTGCTTGTTTTTCGTTAATCTTTTTCATAATATTAAATTAAAATTGTTTTACATTTTTACACTTTGTTAATAACCTTGTTTGTTATTGACATTACAAAGGTAACTACTAAATTTGTTTATGCAAGTTTTTTTTTGATTTTTTTTTGATTTTTAGCTAATTTATAATGATTCTAAATAAAACCTATTGATTTTCAGATAGTTATAAATTTAAGGCGTATAAAAAAAATGTTGTGTTTGTTTGTTTATTTGCGGTTATAACGCAAAGAAAGAATATAAGCAAGCAAATAAAAAGAAAGAAAGAAAGGTATATTTATACAAAAAATGTAGCGATATAAAAAAAGATCAAAAAAACGCCCTCACTGTTTTTGTTAAATTTTTAACAAAGTTGTTTATATTTTAACAAACTACCAAACGAAAAAACAAACGGAAGGAAGGACGGAAGAACTAACAAACGGAAGGACCGAAGGTAGGAAGAAAAGAAGGAAGGTAGCAAGGCAAGAACGAACGAACTATAAAAAGCTAAAAACTTCAGACAAATTTTTTGAAATCAGCACCCCCCACCCAAAATAAAGATCACTTTCCTTTTCGGATTTTTTTCGTGGAATGGGGGGGTTATCCCCTACCTCCTTATTTCTAATCCTATGTCGCTAGACCCCCCTTTATGTCGATATTCGTGTTTTCATGTTGACCCCTGACGACTTTATGTCGACAAAAAAAAATCAGCTATCCCACTGTTTATAGGCTTTTATCTTCTTTTTTTCCTTTAAAATGTTGTTACCACTACTACTCTATAAATAAAAAAAAAAAACTATATAAAGAGAGTATATAAAGAAAATAAAAAAAATAAAAAATAATTTTCAAAAACAATCGGTAACAACATTTTTTTAGCAACTTTTCAAGCCCACTCTATGATATAGGCTGAATTATGTCAACATTTTATCGACATAGGTCAACATAGAGCGACATAGTAACAGAATTTATTTTCACATACCCCTTGTTTCATTGGAATTAATGCGTATATTTGTCAACATGAAGGTATGCAGTAAATGTAAAGAGGGTAAAGACACAGATTGTTTCAATGTTGACTCATCAAAGACTGACGGTCTACACGCAAATTGTAAGGACTGTAGAAAGGAAGATAAGTTAACGAAGAAGACCTGCACCTGTTGCAAGAAGGAGAAGTCATCGGACTGCTTCCATAGGAACTCTAAATCTACAGATGGGTTGTACACGATATGCAAGGTATGTAGATCTCCAGAGAAGAAGGTAAAGAGTAAGGCATGTAGCAAGTGCATGAAGGTAAAGAGGTTGGATGAGTTTCATGCCTACTCGTTGGGTAAGCATGGTGTGTACCCGAGTTGTAAAGAATGTCGTAGATAATCGGAGAAAATCCGATTTAATGTAAAATATAATGCACAATATAGCATTCATTTGTAAGTTATATTTGGTGTTATGTATATTATAACTGGCTCACAAGACAACTTAACATTGTCGGAGGGAATGCAGGATGGTTAAGTGTCCGTGGCATCGGGTGGATTTCTGGTGATATTAATCCATGACAGAGGAGAGCAGGTGGGAGCCTCTGTTTTTAAAATTAAAATTATGAAAGAAAATTCAATTGACTATTTGTTCCAACAGCTTTGGGACAGACCGAAAGACAAACTTACTTGGTATGCTATTCTAAAGGAAGCTAAGGAGAAACATGAGCAAGAGATTATTGATGCAAGACAAAGTGGCATAGATGCAACAATAAATGGGAAATCTATAAGTAATATAGATTACTACAACGAAACCTTTAAACAAAAATAAAATGGAAAACACAACAAATATTTTAAATTTAAGAGATATAAACACCAATACTTCTTTAAATTCATGGAGTAATCCTATTAGAGTAGAAGTAAATGAGTATGTAGATAGCATAGAAATAATCTATAAACAAACAAGTAATTTGCAGTTAGCTGTTTACCCTCCTAGACCACCACAGGAAAGAGTTTTTAAAATTATCTTCTCTTGTAAAGACGGAGTTTGGAATAAGTCTGAGCCTATTTATGGTAATATTATTTCAATGAAACCTGAACATTATGAGTTCTGAAATGTCATTAAAGTACAACGCTTTATATGAAGATAGGAGATAGAGTTACACACAAGAAGAAGCCAATATATGGTCCTGGCACCATAGTCGACCAACTCCCAGGACTTACTTGGGACAAGTTGAGGGGGTTCGTTGTGCAGTTCGACATATTCAAGATGCACAAGAATCAGACAGGATTTACGACAGTTCTTTTTGAGAATCAGATAGAATTGTTATATTTGTCAAAAAATTGAATTAAATATGATAGCAAAAGAGATTTTCATCAAAGAAGAAGCTCGTAAGCAACTACGCGAGGGCATTAAAATTGTAGCAGACGCAGTTGGTTCTACATTAGGACCTCAAGGACAAACTGTATTGATTGAATCAGAGAACATTGTTGGTGGGTTGACAGTTACTAAGGACGGGGTTACCGTCTTACGGAACATTAATCTGTTAAATCCAATACATAACTTAGCAGCACAACTTGTCCGTCAGGCGGCAGAGCGCACTGTCTCTACAGCTGGAGATGGTACAAGTACTAGTGCTGTTCTTACAAATGCAATTATCGAGTCATGTGATGAGGCTATTGGAGAACATGACAACAGAACAGAGATACTGCGTAACATTGTTTCTATTTCTGAGGACGTTGAAAAACAACTTACTAAGATGTCTAAAAAAGTAAGCGGAAAGAAGTTATACGACATCGCTACAATATCTGCAAACAATGACTCGAGTATTGGTAAGATTATCGGTGACGTGTACAGTAAGTGCGACGTTGTAACTGTTGAGAATGGACAAGATACATATACTTTCTTCGATGTAGTTGAAGGGGTTAAGATAGATCGTGGATTTTCTAGTAAATTTTTCATCAACGATCAGAAGACAGGAACATGCATACTAGAGAATCCATATATCTTAATCACGGACCATCAGATAACTAACCTAATGAATTTAGAGACGATCTTACAGCCTATAATTCAGTCAGAGAGAGCATTGCTCATCATCGGTGAGTTAGACGCTAAGACGTTAGCTACGATACTTAAGAACGTACACAACGGAGCGCTTAAGTGCTGTAACATCATACCACCAAGCTTCGGTTACCGTAAGGATGAGTTGATGTCAGACATCGCGGCTGTTACAGGTGGTAACTACTACTCTGAGCATATGGGAGACAACCTGGCACTTATTAAGTTGGAGGACCTAGGTACAGCAACAAAAGTTATCGTTGCTCAGGACAAGACGACCATCATCAAGCATAGCGAAGCGCCAGACATTACTGAGTACATCTCAGAGCTTAAGACATCTGTTAAGAACGCGACAAATAACAACGACATTGAGTTCTTGAACGAACGTATTGCAAACATAGCTGGATCTATTGGGATCATTAAGGTAGGGGCAAATACCGACATCGAGCGTAAGGAGCTGAAGGACAGAATCGACGATGCTGTTTTAGCTGTTAAGGCTGCCATCGAGGATGGTATCTTACCTGGTGGAGGTATCTCACTTATCAACGCGATACATAGGATACATCCTAAGCTTAATGATCATAGCCATGAGGTAGCTCTTAATATACTTGAGGCTGCACTACAAAAACCATTTGGTGTGATCTGCAAGAACGCAGGTAAAGATCCTGAGAAGATTGCTAGAGATATTAATAATATTGGTCTTGATGGATACGGGTATGACTTTAAGAATGATAAACTTGGAGATCTAATGAAGATGGGCATCATTGACCCAACTAAGGTAACAAAGCAGGCGCTTAAGAACGCTGTGTCTGTTGCAACGACGATATTATCAACTGATGTAATAATTTCAAACGTAAGAGCATGAGAGCTTTAGGAAAATATATCCTTGTACGTCCAGACAAGGACGCTGAGGATAAAGTAACAAGCTTCGGTCTTGTTATGACAGACATGGAGAGTAAGAGCGCTCGTTACAAGCGTGGCACAGTTGTAAGTGTTGGCGAGGACCTATCTTACGAGCTGAAGGCTGATGACTACATCGCTTATGATGCTGTACAGGGTCATGACATCGAGATTGATCATGTAACATATCGCGTCATTATGGAGCGCGACGTAGCGATTAAGTTTTAACATACTCATTTATCTTTTTAATCTGAAGGGCAAACACCTTATCTGCATAACCTGCTGTCTTATTAAACATCGGGTTGTGCAGTGGGTCTGTTGAGTACTCCTCCTCACCACGTAGCTTCTTGTAGAACGATGTTATCATCTTCTTGCACTTGTGGGTAACCTCATAGTACTGGTTGTTACCACTCTCCTTCTTAGCCCACATATGCACCCATCCGTCATCTATTAACTTTTTAAGTCTGTTCTTATCGAACGCGAATATGTTACTGTACTCTAACAGGTCGGTCTTCTTAAAGAGACCCTCTGAGTATAAGAAGAGTAACATGTCTAGGTCTGGTAGTGATATCTGATACTTTGACTTTACCCACTTTCGAGCTACCTTGAAATACTTCAGGTAGTCATACTTCGGCTTAATTTGGTAATGCGCCACGTATGGAGCGCGCTTACGTTTTGATATTCCTATTTGCATTTGAATTTTAATTTGTATTGCAAATTTAGTTAAATTTGTAGAAATTTTTATTATGGCATCTAAGGTTAAGTTTTCAGCTGGTAAGGAGAAGCACGTGGTCTACAAGAAGACTACTAAAAGAGGCGAGGGTAAGGTTGGTGACATCATGGTCAACCACCCAACCAAGGAAAAGGGCACCTATGACACGATCAGCTTGACTAGAACTGCAAAGGCAAAGACTGTCAAGCAGGGCGTTAAGGCTGAGAAGGCTTGGCATAAAAATAATCCTACAAAGAAGAAGTAATGGCAAAGACAGCAGCATGGACCCGATCAGAGGGAAAAAGTAAGACAGGTGGTTTGAATGCTAAGGGCGTCGCGTCTTATCGTAAGGAGAACCCAGGTAGCACGCTCAAAATGGCTGTTACGACACCACCATCAAAACTTAAGGCAGGTAGTAAGGACGCTAAGAGAAGAAAATCATTCTGTGCTCGATCAGCTGGACAAATGGCTAAATTTCCAGAAGCTGCTAAAGATCCTAATAGCAGATTAAGACTAGCAAGAAAAAAATGGAACTGTTAAATATTAATAATAAGTAAAATGAATTGATAATAATAAGTAAAATGGAACTGTTGATTTAATTAGTAAATTTGTAAAAAATATATATTATGGCAGTAGAAGCACAAGGACCAGGTTGGAGAAGACTACGTGGTAAAATAAAGAAAGAAGTTAGCGACGTTAAGAAAGAGATTAAGTCTGTAGGTCGTCAGTTAGGTTTTACCAACAATGGTATTGCTTATATTACTCACCCATTGAATAACAAGATATACAACGCGGTTAAGGACATTAAGAACAACGCTCAGGATAGAAAGGCTGACCGTCAGAAGGCTAGAGCTCAAGGTAAGGCTGTTGCTCAGGGTAGCAAGCCAGCTAACAGTCCAAAGATGATTTGTGGACCAAAGGGTTGTAGAGAAGTAGGAGGAAGATTATGAAAAATTACAAGATAAAATATAGCGAGATGACATTCATCGATAAGGCTATTCAGGAAAAGAAGATTCAGAAGATGCAGCGTGAAATGAACGAGGTAGTTATGAAGGAAACAGTTAAACAAAACATGAGAAATGATGAAAAAGGAAAAAGCAACGGGAGAAAAGTATGCTAGTAAGGCTGCTATGATGAAGCACGAAAAGACTGAAGGCAAGGCAGAGCGTATGAAGGAGTATGGCTCTGGAGTAAAAAATACAGGTAAGCACAAGAAATGCTAGGAAGAACTGCTAAGTACTATAGAGAGAACCCAGAGGCAGCTGAGAAGCACAGGGCTTACCAACGTGAACTAAATAAAAAGCCATCTAAAGTTGCTTACCGTGTAGAGTTGAATAAAAAAAACAGAGAAGCGGACAAAAAAGGGACTGATAGAAATGGAAAGGATTACGATCACGCGACAAAAAGCTATGTAAAAAAATCTGTAAATAGAGGAAGAAATTCTAAAAATGGAGGAACAAAGGGAGATATAAAAGCAAGAGGTTAGTATATGAGTAAAAATTTTAATTTTGTATATCAAACAAAAAATTTAATAAACGAAAAAACATATATTGGTGTTCATTGTACTAATGATTTAAACGATGGATATATAGGAAATGGCATCAGAAATATGTCTTCATGTTTAACTCAATATAGAAATGGAAGAAAACCTCCATTTATCAGTGCTGTAAAAAAATATGGTTATAAAAATTTTAAATCAGAAATTCTTTGTTTCTTTGACACTAGAGCTGAAGCATATGAAGAAGAAGAATTTTTAGTAAATTACGCTTGGGTTAAAAATAAAAATAATTATAATGTAGCTTTAGGAGGAATGCATAATAAAGTTCCTTGTAAGCTTTATGATTTTAAAGAAGAAATAAATATTATGTTTTCAGACCCTAATACTAAATATGAAGATATATCTATAAAATTTAATACATCAAAGTCAGCATGGTTAAGTCTTATAAACGAAGAAACTAAAATAAAAAGAAAATTAATTAAAAAAGATTCTTTTTACAAAGGATTGAAAGTTATAAATATTAACGGTGATGAACATGAGTTAATAGATGATGTTGATTTTTTTAAAAAAACTAATTTAAATAGAAAGACAATACATAAATTATTAAAAAATGATTATTCTAATGGATGGTATATAAAAGGAAGTGATAAGTTTATTAAAAAATACGAATTAATAAAAGATTTATTCATACTTGTTAATGACAAAAAAGTTTCTTTAAAAGAAGTATACAGTATAGGAGTTTTAAAATATTCAAAAAAATATAATATAAATGAACATACTTTAGAAAAGAAAATAAGTGAAGCTAAGAAAAAATCTACAAAAAAGTAGGTACCAAAAAAAATAGTATTTTTGTAACAAATATATAAAAAGAAATTATGGCATTAATACCATCGGGTACTAGATTCGAAGCAATTCCAGTCGGTACGCCAATTAACTTACGATCTGCATTAGTAAATGAAACAGATCCATCATATACAATTGAAGATTTAGCAGCTGCTATTGGAGGAGGTGGAGGTCTAGAAGGAGATTCATTTTTGTATGTAGAAGCAAACTCTGGTTCTGAATTATCAAATGGAGCTGTACTTTTAAGCGTTGTTCAACAAGCAACTTTTTTAGAACCTTATGGTTCTCCATTGAGCGCTACAAATAGAGTTACTGTATTAGTTCCTCCAGGGACTTATAATCTTAACACAAGTCCATTAACTTTGACTACACCATTTGTTGATGTTGTATCATTAACTGGAAAGAGAGATGTAATTATTAAAACTTCACCTTTTACTTTATCAGCTGTTATAATAGGTAATAATGTTAAAGTTGTAGGAATTAAAACAGATAAAAAAATAACTATAGAGTCCAACGCTAATGTAGAAATTGAGAACTGTCAAGCAGGTTTTGATTCATTTGGCGCTGAAGGTGGAGGTTTATTTGGAACTTTTAAAAATTGTGAGGCTTTAGGCAGAAGTTTTGGATATGGAAATAATACAAATATTCAAGCTACATTTATAGATTGTAAAAGTGGATCTCAAAGCTTTGGAAAAGGTGAAAATATTTTTATTCAAAATGCAACATTTACTAATTGCATATCAGGTGGTCAATCATTTGGTAATGGTTCAAATGTAAGCATAGAGGCAACTGCAAAATTTAATAATTGCACCGCAGGAACTGGATCATTTGGATACGGAGTTGCAGCATATGTTGTTGGAACATTTAATAATTGCATAGCTGGAGCAGCATCATTTGGAGCTGGACCAAATTCAGGAGCTAGTGTTACTTGTGATGGAATATTTAATAATTGTACAGCAGCAGCAACATCATTTGGAGCTGGAGGAACTCAGGCTCTTATTTATGACAATGCAATATTAACAAATTGCACAGCTGGATTAGATTCTTTCGGTGGAGCAAATGGAAATATAACTGGAGTATTAATAGGATGCAGACTTACAACTGGAAATTTCTTTACAGTATCAGGAGCAGGAAAAACTAGACTTTGTTTAGACGGATCTTACACAATAAATAATCAAGGATAATGGGATATCAAAAATTACAAGTAAGCAGAGCGCTAGTCGTAGTACCAGCCGATGCTGACATCTTAATCGATGGACAGACATACCAACCGTGTGTGCTCTATGTGGGCACAGGTGGAGACTTGGATGTAGTAACAGAGGCAGGAGATGCCGTTACATTTAAAAGCATACCGAGTGGCGCGTTTTTACCAGTATCAATCAGAAGAGTTCTGCCGTCAAGTACAGCGGAAGATATTTTAGCACTTTGGTAATATGCCGACAATATTAGGAATATCGATAGCTATACAGTCTCAGCAGATATCTGGGTCTCCAGCTCCGCCTGTGATAATTTATTCACTAGATTTTTCTAAGGCTTATAATTCGCAATATTATTCAACTTATTTTTATTAAAAATGGCAAATAACAAAACGATTAGAGATGGGAATGGAACTCCATTTATAACCAAAACAACTGAAACAGCAGGCGTTAATACGCCCCATGTTAATATTGATAATCTTCAAACTAACTACGCTTTAGAAGCAGGAGGTAATTTAGAAAATATTAACAACACGTTAGCAAATAACACTCAAAACACCGTCTCCTTTTACACAGCTTTACAGGACGATGTTTTGGAAAATCAATATTATAAAAATGATGTTATATCAAGAACTGATTTTTATAAACAATATGGTAGTGATTATTTAAATACTAGATGGGATAATATAACACAAGGCAGTACAGATTTAAACACACCAGACCTAGCAAACTTATTACTTCAAGGCATAGAGAAAGATACACCTTTTGAAATTAGTGGTTTAGGACCTGGTAGTACTTCTGCCCCAATAGATGTTTCTAATATTTCTTCAGTATCTTTTGCATCCACTGGACAACAAATAAAGGTGATAGGCTCTGTTGATGGTAGTTCTTATGATAGTGTTACAATTTTTAATTTAACTACTCAAAGGTATATAGGAGACTCCCAAATCGGAAGTATAGATGTTTCATCATTTAAAACAATTAAGTTTATAAATTTTGATCCTGTTGCAAGTACAACAATCAATGGATTTCTTTCTATGCTGCCTGTTACACCTAATGGTGATGTTGCTTTACAACAAGAAACAAATGGGTTACTAAATAATATCAATTCAAATACAGTAAATGTTCCAAATGTAATAGCTCAAGAAGGTGGACCGCAACCTACCAGAGGAGTAGTTGTAATGGGACACACGGGGGCTGGTATTGTTAAACACATATTAGTAGATTCTACTGGAAAACAGATTGTGAATGTAAATAATTCAGCACTACCAACAGGCGCGGCTACAGCAGCAAATCAAACTAACGGAACACAAAAAACTAAAATTACAGATGGTACACTTGACGCGTCTTTACTACAAGGTGGAGCTGGATATGTAGGTTTATTGACTTCAGTAGGTCCTGCGCTATTTTTAAGTAGCACAGCAAATAGCTCAACTGCTCAATTAACTGCTGGCGCTACTTTTACTGGTACTATTGAAACTGTATTTAGCCAGCCTGCTATACAGATTAATATGGTATCAGATCAACCGATAATTATCACTATTAACCAATATATAGATGCAGCAGGATTAAAAAGGTCAGGAGCTTATGCTTATTCTATTCCAGCAGGCGCTGGTTTTGATATGTGTTTACCTGTGGCTGGTAATTATTTTAACGTAACTGCTCAAAACATAGGCGCTGCTACAACTACAACTTTTACATTAGATGTCACTTATGGGACAATGCAAGCTGTAGATACATACGGAGCACAAACTGTCTCAATGACACAATTAGCATACGGAACTGCAAACGCGGTATATGTAGGAGGCACATCACAAATACAAGTTACACCAACTTTAACGTCTGCATCAGCTTATGCTACAGGTAACGTTGTTGGAGGATTATTAACTTTTCCAAATATTGTAAATTCAACAGTAAGATCAGGAGTTTTAGAAAGCATTACCATTGCTGTAAAATCTTTACAAACTACTTCATTTAAGCTTTACATTTTTAGTGGAATACCAACTACAACTTTTACTAATAAAACAGCTCCTGCAATAGTAACAGCAGATGCAAATAAATTATTAGATGTATACAGTTTTACCACTCCTGATAATGGATTAGGAAACAATGTAACATTGTATTATTCTGACGCAATTAATAGATCATTGGTTTTAGATGGTTCTAGTATGTACGGTGTTCTTGTTTGTTTAGGTACACCAACATTTACAACTACAACAGATGTAGTAGTTACAGCTTCAATTTTAAGAGATTAAGCTATGAGGTTATGTGGAAGAAATAGAGCTAATTTGGTTAAAAGAGTACCTGTTCCAATTCCAACTTTAAACTTGGATTTTGTGAATGGGTCATACCAATTTGGTAATAATAAATACACAACTCCTAATGATATAACAGGTTATAGTTTTGGTAATAGTACAGGTGGAACTGCTTTTAATCCAAACACAGGATTAGTACAAACTTTTGCGCCAAACGTCCCAAGAATAACAAGTAATGGATTATTAGTAGAAGGGGAAGGTAGAAACTTATGCTTATCAAGTGAAAGATTACAAAATGCAACTATTTGGAATTATACTTTTTTAGCAACAATAACAGATGGTACAGTTACTTCACCTAATGGTACTAATACGGGAGCAACTGTTGTAGCTAGTGACCCTGGTTCTGAAATTAGATTTTCTAATGTACCAGTTACTACAAATCAAAATTATACATTAAGTTTTTGGGTAAGACTAGGAACAGGCGCAAGTGCTTCTAAACAAATTAAAATAGCTACAACAGGAGGATCACAGATAGGCGCATTAGGAAGTCTTGCAGGTGCAAATGCAACTACTTGGACAAGAGTTTCTTTAACTGTTAACGTGGGTGCAAATTCATCTGTTCTTGTATATCCTTTAGCAGGAACAGGAACAGCAGGAACTTATTATATATGGGGAGTACAATTTGAATTAGGAAGTGTTCCTACAAGTTATATCCCAACTTATTATAGTGCTATTACAAATATTTGCCAACACTCAAATAATTTAGCAACTTCTCCTTGGAGTACAACAGGAACGGATGTTGCAGCCACTAACAATACAGCAATTGCACCAGATGGAACATTTACTGCTTCAACATTAAATGTAACAGCAGGACTTAGCAATAGGTTACAAATAATAACAGTTGCTGCTAATACACAATATACATTTAGTTTTTATGCTAAAAGAGGAACTGCTACAAATGCAAGTTATTCAATTACTAATCAAATAGCTTTTACAAATATAGTTATACCAACTTCATACTATTCTCAAATAAATTCAACTACTTGGACAAGAGTTTCTGTTACATTTACAACACCAGCTGGGTGTACAAGTATAGGAGTTTTTCCAATGAGAGATAGTGGTCAATTAGGAACAACTTTTATTTGGGGATGTCAGTTACAATTAGGTAATACAGCTACAAAATACATTCAAACATCCCCTTCTGTGACTAATCACTGTTTGTTTTCTCAACAAATTGGCGGAACAGGGTGGATAACAGCAAGTTGTACACCAACATTAAATAATACAGCAGCTCCTGATGGAACAACTACTGCTACTCTAATGACATCAACTACAGCAACTGCTTCTGCTCTTTATAGAAATGCATATACTACAACAGTTGGAAATCAAGTTATAACTAATAGTTGTTGGGTTAAAGCAGGAACAAATAGATATTGTACATTAAATTCAAACGCTGGGGGATATGCAACAGCTATATTTGATTTAATATCTGGAGTTGTTACAAAAACAGCAGTTTCAGGCACTTATTCAAATTTAGTTGCTTCAATAATTCCAGACCCAAGAGGAAACGGATGGTTTAGAGTTTCTATGTCATTTACTTATGCTAATAGTGGTGTACCTATTCCTATTCAAATATCTAATAGTGCATTGGCACAAGCTCCTATTGACGCACAAGGAAATGTTTCCGCAGCAAATGGTACAACTATATTTATGTGGGGAGCTCAGCAAGAAGTAGGATATGGACCTAATCAGTATGTTTTGACAACTACAGCAAGTGCAAGTGCTGCTGCTCAAACAAGTGCAACACAAGCGATACTAACTTCGTTCACTAGAACACCTGATGTTTTGACATACGGCAGTACTTTAGGTTTATCATTTGCAAATACAAAAGCAATGATTGCAGAAGGTTCTTTTTTATATTACCCTTCTACCAATTTTGCTTTAGCTCAATTAAGTGATGGAACAAGTAATAATTCTATTTTAACAGGTCAATATTTAGGTAATTTTTTATCTCAAATAGTAATTGGAGGCTCTTTAGTGAAAAGTATATTTCAAGGAGGGAAAATAAATGAACCACCTATTAACAGAAAACAAGGCGTTTCTTTTGGAGATAATAGAATGGTAATATCTCAAAATGGAGGAGCAGTAACAGACCCAAATTTAGGAAATGGAACTTTTGCTGGTACAATATCTTTTAATCAATTATTGATAGGTGGAACAAATACAGTTGCAAATCCTCAAATGTTTGGATATGTAAAAAGCATTAAGCTATATCCATCATCATTAAGTTTAAACCAATTAAATACATTAACAAGTTTACAAAACAACTAATATATAAAATTATGAAGATTCAACCAATTAAAACAGTATTCAGTGGTGAAATTAAACAACTTAAAATAGTTGTAAATTCATTTGATATTGAAACAAAAGAATGCACTCTTACAGGTATTTTTTTATCTGAAGATGATGCTGAAATTAAGAGTTTAAACTATACCCTAACAGAATTAGAGTATGATGAGTGGGGAATAGAAGATAATTATTTATTTACTATATTTGCAACATTCTTTTACGACTTAACAGGAGAAGAAATTATTGCATTAAAATAAATAAAAAATGGTAAATTTCAAAAATTATCTAATACTTGCTGGCGCAGGTTTAATTGTAACGCTGTATAAAATTTTTAAATCTATCTCTGACGGGAAAAAGTTAAAAATGGCAACCGTAATTTCTAAAGTTCTTTTGGCTTTAATTATTAGTTTGTTAGTCATCCCAAAAGCAATGAATTATTTCAATTGGAATATTGAAACTGCTTTAACAGCAAACGCAATTGTAAACTTATTTTCAGAAGGAATTATGAAAATTCTTGAAAAAAAGGTTTATGAAAAATTGGAAGATAAATTAGACAAACACTTATGAACGGGATAGATTTGAATATAATTGCCTATATAAGTATGGCAATAGTGATGTATATGGTTTCAGACAAATACACTAAAGAAAACATTAAGAATATTTCTGTTAAGTTAAAACTTAGTGGATCTTTATTACTAATGATATGGGCTATTTTTATGTCTGGATACTTAATAGTTGATTACAGTGAAATAATTAAAGCTCCTTTAAACATTAGGCTTAATTTTTTTGAAACAGTTACTAATTTTTTAATACCTTACTTTATTTTGGTTAACAGCTTTTCAGCAGAAATAATTAAGTTTTTATTTAAAAAATGATTGTACCACGTCCTTTAAAAAAAGTTAGGGAGAAGATTACACCCTTCTCCCAAGAGGACAAAATCCCTACATTTAATCTAGGCAGCGGTACGGCAGATAGCACGACCGTTCTTCACGGAGATGGTACATGGCAGCCAGAAGCAGAGGGATTACCCACTGGGGGCACAGCTGGTCAGCTACTAGCCAAGGAATCTGACACTAACTATGACGTTACGTGGGTGGACCAAGCTCCAGCGGCATCATACACAAGCGTGCTTAAGCATACTGTTAAGGCAGGTGAGAACCTTATAAAGGGTCAGGCTGTCTATGTTAGCAGTGCTGATGGTACAAATATGGTAGTCTCTAAGGCTTCTAACACAACAGAGGCTACATCTAGTAAGACTATGGGTCTTATAGCTCAGAATTTATCAACTAACGGTAAGGGTTTTGTAATAACTGAAGGTTTATTAGCTGGTCTAGATACAGGGTCAACAGTTGCAGGTGCTCCTGTTTGGTTAGGAACTAATGGAAATCTTATATATGGCTTAGTAGGAAAGCCTTACGCTCCTGCGCACTTAGTATTTATTGGTATAGTAACCAGAGCTAACAACAGCAATGGTGAGATATTTGTAAAGGTTCAGAACGGATTTGAGCTTGATGAGCTTCATGATGTTGACCTGAAGTCGATACTACCTACAGATGGGCAGGTACTACAGTTCGATGGAGCTTCTGGGCTTTGGAAAAATAAGACATTAGCGACTGGCTTAACGGTTGGATCAACTGCTATTTCAAGTGGTACAGATGGTAGGGTGTTGTTTCAAAATGGTGGCGTATTACAGCAAAGTTCGAATTTATTTTGGGATAATACAAACGGACGTTTGGGAGTTGGAACAATTACACCAACTGCAAAATTAGAAGTAAACGGCGAAATATTAACTAAAAGTTCAAACCCTTTATTTACGCTTAGGGATTCGGATAACGATATTAACGCGATGTATTTAGGCGCTGACTTTAATTTTTCAGCTGGTACTATTTCATATACATCGCTTTCGGTAAATAGAAATCCAGCAAATGGAGTATTTTTTAATACTGCTAGGGCTGGAGCGCAAATAAATTTAGAAAGTTCAAATAATAATGGAACAATTGGATTTTATACCTCAAACTTAAATAATACAACGCCTAGTTTATCAATGGTAATAAACCAATTGGGGTACGTTGGAATAGGGCAAATACCGCCAACGGCAAGGCTGGACGTAAGGGCGCAAGGCGCTTTATCTACTGATATTGCTTTTCGAGTTCGAAATTCAGCTAATACAGGGGATTGGTTTAGTGTTCAAGGGGATAATATTACAAATGTTGTAAGGTTAATATCTTCGCAGTCTATTACAATAGCGCAACCAGCTGGTTTTTACTATCCAACCTTAGGATTTAGTAATAACGGAGGCGCTTCGCAAGGTTCTATTTATGGTTATAATAGTAGATTAGTTTTATCATCTTCAAGAATTGCGGTTGGGAGTGTTTTTAGTATTAATTTTGGTAATTTTGACGCTAACTACGCACAATTAGAAGTAAAAGCAAAAGACGCTTTATCGACGAGTAATTCATTTGGTATTTTAGATAGTGCGTTATCAATGTATTTTTTCAAAGTACAAAATAACGGAAGTATCGGAATTGGAACAACTGCTGCTATAGTTTCTTCGGCAAAAGTACAGATCGATTCAACTACACAAGGTTTCTTACCTCCTCGCATGACTAATGCTCAGAGATTGTTAATCTCAACTCCAGCAGTTGGTCTAATGGTGTACTGCACTGACGTAGTTGAGGGCTTATATATCTACAAATCAACAGGCTGGACTTTCGTAATCTAAATTTTTATATCTTTGTATAAAAATTAAATATCATGGGATTATTTGTAACACCGACAGAAGAGAAAAAGATTTTTATTAAAGGTACTCCAATGGAGCTATCTTCAGTTTATCTAAGAGTAGAATTTGCATCGAGAGCCGATGGAAAGACTATGGAGATTGCTAACTATACATACTTCGATAAGGCAGCTTATACCGAAGGAACAATGCTTCCAACGGACTTACCAGCAGGAAGTTTAAATATCCAATTAGAGAAAGGTTTAACTCAAGACCCAGATACTGCTCAATCTTACATGAAGTTAGCTTTAGAACAACAAGGATATAAAGTTACAGATGAAAAAGTATAACATTCTACAATTACTTCAGTTATTAACTTTAATTACTTGCTTATGCCTTTTGATTTTTAAAAAAGAAAAAATCATCAACCTTACTGTTTCTGAAAAAACAATTGAGCATAGGATAGCTGGTAAAGAGACTATAATTAAAGAAAAAGGAAAGGTAATTGATAACAGCAAGCTTATTATTAATGAACTTAATAACGGTCTTTCTGATTTACAAATACAACTTGAAGCTGTTAAAAATGCAAGAGATACTTTTAATATAGTGCAGATTCAAGACACTATGATCCATACACTTTACAAAAGAGATAGAGAGAAAGACTTGATCATAGCTAGCCAAGATACTATAATCAATGCACAACGCTATATAATCAACTCTAAAGATACAATTATCACACTTTTAAAAGTTGATCTTAAAAAAGTAAAAAGACAAAGAAATGGATCTATTATACTTAATATTTTATTATCAGCAGGAATAATTCTTAAACCATAATTATTATGAAAAAGTTTTTTACACAAATTTTAACAGATGAAACAGGAAGTTTTTCATCTAAAAGAACAGCAGGTTTATTATGTACTTTCGCTCTTATTGCAGCTTTAATAATGAACACAACAACACATGGCAACATTAAGCCTTCAGACGCATTAGTTAACGCAGTCTCCTTATTGGCATTTGGTGCTTTAGGCTTGACATCATTAGATAAATGGAACAAAAAAAAATAATTATGCAATTAAGTAAAAACTTTACACTAGAAGAGCTTTGTCATAGTAACACAGCTAATTCTAAAGGAATCAAAAATATTCCTAGCGAAAAAGAAATGGCTAACTTATTATATTTAGCTGAAAAGGTGCTACAACCATTAAGAGATGGGTTAGGTAAGTCAATAAATGTAAACGTAGGATTCAGAAACAAGGTTTTAAATAAGGCAGTAGGTGGATCGTCAACATCATTTCATTTAACTGGATGCGCAGCTGATCTTGACAATGGAGAAGGAAACTCAGAAATATTTCACTTTATAAAAGATAACTTACCTTATACAGAATTAATTTGGGAAAAAGGAAGCGATAAAAATCCATCTTGGGTACATGTAGCTATAGCAAAAGGAAGAGAAAAAGAGAAGGAGACTTTGAAAACAAAAGACGGAAAATCTTACAAACCTTATAAGTAATGGCAAAGAAACAAGGAGAAGTAAAGGCAATGACTAAGAAGAATGTATCACGACCAGGCGTTCATTCTAAATCAAAGACTTCAAAACTTAAGACAAGCAAGAACTACGTAAAGTCTTACGGAAAACAAGGTAGATAATTATTTACTATATTTGTAACATAAAATTAAATAAAATGAAAAATTTAACACCAGAAGAATTAGAGTCGTTCAAAGCGGCTCACGAAAACTACTATTCATTAAGAGGTAGATTGGCAGATATTGCCATTGCTGAAGAGCGTCTAAAGAACGACAAGCAGTCAACATTAGTTAATATCAGTATTGCAGCAGAACAACTTGACAAGGTGAATAACGAGATTCACGAGAAGTATGGTGACGGTAATGTTAACATGCAGACAGGAGAAATATCATGATAGTCAGAAAGATATCAGTTGGTCCTGACTATATGAAGTGCATGCACTATGTAGTTGGACAGCCTGTTCTTGATAAGACCTATAATATTCAAGACATCATTCAGGATATAAATGGTAATATCGATATTTATGTTGTTAAGAATGGAGAGATTGTAAAGTGGAAAACTTTCAATAGCACTATCCCTGTAACTATAGAATACAAAATAGACTTTTAATGGTTTCACCCTATTATTTTATTGTTAAGCCCCTTAACGGTAAAAGATATGACAGCGAGAAGCAGTACGGAGATAAGACATTTGTCGTAAGTTCATCTCAAGAGGATCATACCGTTACCAACAGGTTCGCAGTTATACAAGAGCTTCCCTTAAGCTATAATGGATTTATAGAGAAGGGTGACATCGTCATTGTACACCACAACGTATTCAGAATCTATTACGACACAAAGGGTAGAGAGAGAAGTAGTTGGAACCATCTAGAGGACGACATCTTCATCATTGAGTATGACCAGATGTATCTTTACAAGGGAGCTGATAATATCTGGAAGTCACCATATCCATACTGTTTTGTTAAGCCAATCCTAAATGAGGATGGTGCTACTACAGCTGAAAAGGAGCTGTTTGGAACAGTGAAGTTTATTCCTGAGAACGACTACAACATAAGTCCAGGTGACGTGGTATCGTTCAGACCTGACTCTGAGTATGAGTTTAGAATTGATGACGAGAAGTTATATAGAATGAAATTAGATAACCTATGTCTGAGAGCTTAAAAGATAAGAAGGTACGCGTACTTGAAGCAGCCGAGTGTGCTGTTGATGAGTTGATTAACGTGCTGAAGGAGAAGATCATAACTCACGGAGAGGATGACCTATCTGCTGATAAGATGAAGAACGCTGCATCTGCAAAGAGGTTGGCATTTGATGATGCTATAGCTATGCTACAGAAGATTGATGATGAAAGAAATAAACTAGAAGAGAAGCCAGTTACTGAGGTAGTCTCAGGTAAGTTTGGTTTTGCTGAAGGAAGGGCAAGCAAGAATGGTAGGAAATAATTATGCGCTATATACGATCGATACAAAGCACGTATCTCAGAGCATCATAAATTCTAGGAACAAGAAGAAGTTATGGAAGTATGGGTACGATGAGAAGTACGACCTAGTTGTTATATCTAAGGATGGAACGGTTGGTGAGGTTTATCTTATCAACGGTCTGTACATTGGTCTCCCACTAGCTCCAGAGAAACTGCCAAAGGGAGACAATAGATGGATTCCTTACGATTACCCTAAAGAGCTTTCAAAGGTTAAGACAATCTTTGAGTGGAACAGAAGAGATAACGACTTCAAAGCTAAGTGGGTAGACTTTATTGAGGAGGAGTTCGATAGGCGAGAGTTTGGTCACTTCTTCATGAATAACAGCAAGTCTACTTACTTAACAGGTACTCACTATATGTACCTACAGTGGACTAAGATTGATGTTGGTCTACCTGACTTCCGTGAATCAAACAGGATATATTTTATTTTTTGGGAGGCTTGTAAGGCTGACTCTCGTTGTTTTGGTATGTGCTACCTTAAGAACAGACGTTCTGGGTTCTCATTTATGTCATCAGCAGAGACGGTTAACATTGGAACACTTGCAAAGGATTCACGACTTGGAATATGTTCTAAGACAGGGTCGGATGCTAAGAAGATGTTTACGGATAAGGTCGTTCCAATCATTAGAAACTACCCATTCTTCTTCAAGCCCGTTCAGGACGGTATGGACAATCCAAAGACAGAGATTGCGTTCCGTGTTCCTGCATCTAAGATTACCAAGAAGAACATGAACGAAGAGCATGAGGAGGAGATTGAGGGTCTTGATACAACGATTGACTGGAAGAATACAGCGGACAACTCATACGATGGTGAGAAGCTACTCTTCTTGGTTGAGGATGAGGCTGCTAAGTTAGAGCGACCTAACAACATCCTTAACGGTTGGCGCGTAAGAAAGACCTGTCTGCGTCTAGGTAGCAAGATCATTGGGAAGTGCATGATGGGATCTACATCCAACTCACTGGATAAAGGTGGTGAGAATTACAAGAAGTTATACAACGACTCAAACCCGTCAGTAAGGTCAGGTAATGGTCAGACCAAGAGTGGGTTGTACTCTCTGTTTATTCCTATGGAGTGGAACTTCGAGGGTTATATCGACGAGTTCGGTATGCCTGTATTCGATGATCCAGAGAAGCCAGTTAAGGGAATTGATGGCGAGATGATAAAGATTGGCGTCATATCCTATTGGAACAATGAGGTTGCTGCATTGAAGAATGACTCTGATGCATTGAATGAGTTCTACAGACAGTTCCCTAGGACTGAGTCTCACGCATTTAGAGATGAGTCTAAGCAATCTTTATTCAATTTAACTAAGATATATCAACAGATAGATTATAACGACTCCCTGATTAAGGAAAAGTTCCTTACGAGAGGAAACTTCCACTGGTTAAATGGGAAGGAGGACACAAAGGTTGTTTGGTCGCCAGAGAAGAACGGTCGTTTCCTTGTTTCTTGGATGCCGACTGGTTCAATGGCAAATAATGTGATTGTGAAGAATGGGCGTAAATACCCAGGAAATGATCACCTAGGAGCATTTGGATGCGATCCATACGATATATCTGGAACTGTTGGTGGTGGAGGATCTAATGGTGCTTTACACGGGATGACTAAGTTTCATATGGATAACGCGCCAACCAATGAGTTCTTTCTCGAATACATTGCTAGACCTCAGACAGCTGAGATATTCTTCGAGGATGTACTTATGGCGTGTATATTCTATGGTATGCCTGTACTGGTTGAGAACAACAAGCAGCGACTACTGTACCACATCAAGAACAGAGGGTACAGGGGTTTTTCTATGAATAGACCAGACAAGCACATTTCTAAGCTGTCTAAGACAGAGATAGAGCTTGGGGGAATACCTAACTCATCTGAGGATGTTAAACAAGCTCACGCGTCCTCTATCAACTCATACATCGAGGAGTATGTAGGTATGGACTCTGAGGGAACCTACAGGGATACGGACACTATTGGATCTATGTACTTTACTAGGACTCTAGAGGATTGGGCTAGGTTCGATATAAACAATCGTACAAAGCATGATGCATCTATTAGTTCGGGACTTGCAATTATGGCAAATAGAAGGCATACATTCATAAAGCAAATTGAGAAATCAAAAATAAATATTAATTTTGCAAGATACAATAATAGTGGCAATATAAGTCAATTAAAAAAATAATGGATAAACCATCTATCAAAATAGGGAACTATTCGTTTCCCAATCAGTTAGCGTCTGATTCCGAGAAAGCTACATTAGAGTACGGTCTAAAGGTAGGAAGAGCTATTGAATCTGAGTGGTTCAAGAGAGTTGGTGTCGACAGTTGCAGATACTATGATCAATTTGCTGAATATCACAGACTTAGGTTATACTCTAGAGGCGAGCAGCCTATAGCTAAATATAAGGGAGAGCTAGCTATTGATGGCGATTTATCACATTTAAACATGGACTGGGCTATTGTCCCTATTATTCCTAAGTTCGTTGATATCGTTGTTAACGGTATGAATGATCGTATGTATACTATCAAGGCTGAGGCTCAAGATATTATGTCAGCTGAGAAGAAGAACAAGTTCCAGGAAAATGTTGAAAGAAATATGTTAGGTAAGGACATCTTAACTATCATGAAGGAAAAGGGTGGTGTGGATGCGTTTACAATGCCTGAGAAAGATATTCCAGAATCAGATCAAGAACTAGAACTATATATGCAGTTGAAGTACAAGCCAAGTATTGAGATTGCTGAGGAGGTAGCTATCAACACATTGCTTAACATGAATGACTACAGTCACTCTATCAAGCCAATGGTTGACTATGACTTAGCTAGTATCGGTAAGGCTGCTGTTAAACATACGTTTACACCTGGAAGTGGTGTTACTGTTGAGTATGTTGATCCTGCTGTTTTGATTCATAGCTACACAGAGAAACCTGACCATTCAGATTGTTACTATTTTGGAGAGGTTAAACAGGTTCACTTCACTGAGCTTATTAAGATTAATCCAGATCTTACTAAAGAAGATTTAGAAGAGATTAGAAATATTGGTAGCGCTTGGTTTAGCTATTACCCTATATTAAGAAACTTACAGGATGACTTATTCTCAGAAGATATGGTATCATTACTATACTTCAACTATAAGACCAATAAGAACTTTGTATATAAAAAGAAACAATTAGAAAATGGTGGTGAGAGAGTCATCAAGAAGGATGACACATTCAATCCACCAGTAAGCGAAGAGGATCGATTCACTAAGGTACAGGTTGTAAAAGACGTTTGGTATGAAGGTGTGATGGTTCTTGGAAGTAATAAGTTGATTAAGTGGGAATTACTTAAGAATATGGTACGTCCAGAGGCAGCAACTCAGAATGCTCTACCTAACTATGTTGTTTCAGCTCCTCGTATGTATAGAGGTCGAGTTGATTCATTGGTTAAGAGAATGATTCCATTTGCTGATCAGATTCAGTTAACACACCTTAAGTTACAACAGGTGATGGCTAGGGTTGTGCCTGATGGTGTATTTATCGATGCTGATGGTATCAATGAAGTTGACTTAGGTACAGGAGCAGCTTATTCTCCAGAGGATGCATTGAAATTATACTTCCAGACAGGTAGTGTGATTGGACGTAGTTACACAGGAGAGGGAGAGTTTAACAACGCTCGTATTCCAATCCAAGAGTTAAATACAAATAGTGGTCAAGGAAAGATGGCTGCATTGATTAACTTATATAACTACAACTTATCTATGATTCGCGACGTAACTGGTCTTAATGAGGCTAGAGACGGATCAACTCCTAATCCTGACGCATTAGTTGGGGTTCAGAAGTTAGCAGCGTTGAGTAGTAACACAGCTACTAGACACATATTAAATGGAGGATTAAATATAACAAGAAAATTAGCAGAGTGTTTATCATTAAGAATTTCAGATATACTTAAGTATGCTGACTTCAAGGAGGAGTTCTCTATGCAAATTGGTAAGTACAACTTAGCAATACTAGAGGATATTCAAAATCTTTACTTGCACTCATTTGGTATATTCATTGAATTGGAGCCAGACGAGGAGGAGAGACAACAGACTGAGGCTAATATTCAGATGGCATTAAATAGAGATCAGATTGACTTAGAGGATGCTATCGATATTCGTTTAGTTAAGAACTTAAAACTTGCAAATGAGTTACTTAAGGTTAAAAGAAAGAAAAGAGATGAGAGCAGACAAGCTGCTGAAGCTCAAAAAATGCAACAGCAGGGAGAGATTAATATGCAATCTCAACAAGCGGCAGCTCAAGCTAAGGCACAGCAAATTCAGATGGAGGCTCAGGTTAAATCATCTGTTAAACAGACTGAGATGCAGTTAGAAATGCAGAAGATGCAGATGGAAGTTCAGTATAAGAAAGAATTAATGCAGTTAGAGTTTGACTATAACATGCAACTTAAAGGCATTGAAACAGATGGTCTTATGCAACGTGAGGAGAAGAAGGAGATGGCTAAGGACGATCGAGTTAAGAAGCAGGCTACTGCTCAATCTAAATTAATAGATCAGAGAAAAAACAACTTACCTCCAGTAAACTTTGAGTCAGAGGATGATAGCCTTGATGGTTTCGACTTGTCTGGATTTGAGCCTAGATAATAGGTGTTAAAAAAATAGTTAAATTTGTAACAAATTAAAATTAAATATAATGGACGAAGGTTTTAAAGTAAAGCTAGTTGATGCAGAAGAAAAGTCAATCGCTCAAATTGAAGAGCAGTTGATTGATAACCATCAGGAGCAAATTGAAGAGACGGTAGAAGTTCCAGTAATTGAGGAAACTCCAATTATTGAACAGCCTACAAATGAGATAGATGACAATGTCGTTCTTTCACATATTAAAACAAGATACGGAAAAGAGATTAACTCTTTAGATGATTTATTTCAGGAGCGAGAAGCTAATGAAGAATTGCCTGAAGATGTTTCTGCTTTTTTGAAGTATAAAAAAGAAACTGGAAGAGGTATTGAGGACTTTATGAGATTAAATAGAGACTTTGATGCAATGAATCCAGAATCTTTACTAGCTAATTATTATAAGGAAATTAGCCCTGAGTTAGACGATGAAGACATCGCTCTTGAAATGGAAAGATTTTCTTATGATGAAGATTTTGATGACGAAAAAGAAATCAAAAAGAAAAAATTAGCTGCAAAAAAAGAGCTTGCAAAAGCAAAGGATTACTTCAACAATTTGAAGGAACAATACAAGGTGCCTCTTGAGTCAAGAGCTTCCTCAGTTCCTAATGAAGACATGGAGGAATACAATGCTTTTAAAGCAAATAAAAGCGCTCAGTCTACGCAGCAAGAGGAGCAAATGAAGCGTCAGAAGTTTTTCGCTGAAAAAACGGACGAGTTGTTTTCAGATAAGTTCGAAGGTTTCGGGTTTAATATCACTGAGAATGATATAGTTACGTACAAGCCAGCGGATCACAGAACACTTAAAGAGCAACAGTCAAACCTAGGCAACTTCATTGGAAGCTTCTTAGATGACCAAGGCTTCTTAAAGGATGCTGAAGGTTTCCATCGCGCTATAGCTGTAGCTACAGACCCTGAGAAGTTTGCTAAATTTTTCTATGAGAAAGGTAAGGCAGATTCGGTGGTTGATTTTGAGAAAGAATCTAAAAATATTGATATGGTTCGACAATCTCCTAATCCAACACCTAGTCAAGGAGGTTTGAAGATACGAGTAGTAGATGACGGCGCAAATAATACATTTAAGATTAAAAAACGCTAAAAACTAAAAAAAATGGCTTTAAACACACCAGGGTATTCACTTACTCCAAGTGCAGCGAAAACACCGCTTGCAACAAATTACATCTCTGATTTCAACTTCTTGAATCAGTATTTACCAGACACTTACGAGCAAGAGTTCGAGCGTTATGGTAACCGTACAATCGCTTCTTTCTTACGTAACGTAAGTGCTGAGATTCCATCTGCATCAGATTTAATCAAATGGTCAGAACAAGGACGTTTGCATACAAAGTACACAGCTTGTACAATCGCTTACGGAGCTGGTAATGATACAGCTACGTTGACTGTTACTCCATCTGACGCTACTGTTACTTCTTGTAACTTCCGTGTTGGACAAACAGTTTTCTTGTCTGCTAACACAGGTACTGCATCTGACAAAGCTGTTGTAACAGCAGTTAATGTTGGAGCAAACGTATTTGCTGTAACAGTTGCTTACTACGCAGCAGGTGGTGGTACAATCACAGCAGGTACAGACGTAGCTACTGCATTCGTTTACGGTTCTGAGTTCAACAAAGGAACAACAGGAATGGAAGGATCTTTGGAAGCTCAATTCCAATCTTTCGAAGTTAAACCAGTTATCATCAAAGATAAATACGCTGTTTCAGGTTCTGACATGGCTCAAATCGGATGGGTAGAGGTTTCTACAGAGAACGGTGGTTCAGGTTACTTATGGTACATGAAATCGGAGCACGAAACACGTTTACGTTTCGAAGATCAATTAGAAATGATGATGGTTGAGCACGAAGAAGCTGTTGCTGGTTCAGGTGCTGCTGCTTACTTTGGTTCTGCTAACTCAGGATCTCAAGGTATGTTCGCTGCTATCCGTGATCGTGGTAACATCTGGTCTGCTGGTAACCCTACATCTTTGGCTGACTTTGACTTAGTAGTTAATCGTCTTGACAAACAAGGAGCTATCTCTGAGAACACATTATTCGTAGATCGTCAGTTCTCTTTCGATATCGATGATATGTTAGCTGCTCAAAACTCTTACGGTTTAGGTGGTACATCTTATGGCTTGTTTGACAACGATAAAGATATGGCATTGAACTTAGGATTTACAGGATTCCGTAGAGGTTACGATTTCTACAAAACTGACTGGAAATACTTAAATGCTGCTGACTTACGTGGTGGTATCACAGGTGGTCAAGTAAATGGTGTTTTAGTTCCTGCTGGTACAACTTCAGTTTATGACGAAGTTATCGGTAAAAACATGAAACGTCCTTTCTTACATATCCGTTACCGTGCTAACGAAGCTGAAGATAGAAAAATGAAAACTTGGATCACTGGTTCTGCTGGTGGTGCTACAAATAGCTCATTAGATGCTATGGAAGTTCATTTCTTATCTGAGCGTGCATTATGTACATTAGGAGCTAACAACTTTGTTATCTTCCAAGACTAAGAATAACCTTAGAGAGGGACATCAGTGTCTCTCTCTATTTTTTTTATAAATTAAAATTAAAATGAAAATGAAAAAATTAGAGAAAAAAGATAGAACCTATCTTTTGTGTGGCGACTTACAGCCATTATCATTATTTATTGCATCAAGAGATTCTCAGAGAAAGAGATTATTATATTTTGATGAAGAAAATCAAACAAACAGAGCGTTAAGATACGCAAGAAATCAGAAGTCTGTGTTTATGGACGAACAAGATGAAAATGTTATCTTAGAACCAATCATCTTTCAAGATGGAGTGTTAAGTGTTCCAAAAAGTAATCCTGTATTACAAGAGTTTTTAAGTTATCACCCAGGAAATGTAACTAATGGTGGAGCTCAGTTCTACGAGTATGATGCAGAGAAGTCAGCATCTGATTCAGTAGAAAGATTATTCAACGAGGTTGATGCATTGATTGCAGCACGTGAACTGGATTTAAACACTATGTTAGCAGTTGGTCGTGTTTATCTTAATGGAGACGTTGATAAGATGTCATCTGCTGAGTTAAAGAGAGACATCTTGGTATTTGCTAAGAACTATCCAAATGATTTCTTAGACGCGATTAATGACCCAGACTTAAGTGTTAGTAACATTGCATCTAGAGCTATCAACGAAGGTTATGTAACCTTCAGAGCTGGTAAGGATCTTTACTACAACTTAAAAGACAACAAAAAGAAAATTCTAACGGTTCCATTCGGTACAGAAGCTAGTGACGCGTTGATGACGTGGTTACATTCTGACGAGGGAGTTAAGCTATATGAATATCTCCAAAACGAATTCGGAGAAATTTAAAACTATAAATTAAGGCACTATCTACATAGTGCCTTTTTTATTATCTTTGCATATAAAATAATTCAGATGATTGATAACGTAAGAAATACTGTTCTATCTATATTAAGCAAGGATAATCGTGGGTACATCACTCCAATGGAGTTCAACCTGTATGCAGATCAAGCTCAAAAAGAGATATTTGAGAGCTACTTCTATCAATATAGCGGTGCTATAAACAGACAAAATGCACACCTACATGGTGATGACTATGCAAATATTCCAGGAAGAATAGAGAATGTAATTGATACATTTATTGTTCCTGAATTTTATCTAAATTATGCATCTCCATATTTTGAATATCCATTGGATTATTACAAAATGAATAGAGTAATGTCAGTTAATACTAATACAGAAGCAGAGAATGTAAGTATAAATAAAATACATATGTTAAATTCTTCTAACTTAACTGCTCCAACTGCTATTTATCCTGTATATACAATGGATAATACAGGTATTAAAGTATATCCAGACATATATGGGGTAAGTGATATTACAGCTGATTACATAAGATACCCTAAAGCTCCTAAATGGACTTTTATATCTGTTGGTACAAATGATCCTTTATTCAATCCATCTGCATTAGATTATCAAGATTTTGAATTGCCAGAGAGTGATATGAATAACTTAATTGTTAAGATATTACAGTACGCTGGATTATCAATTAGAGAATCAGAAGTGGTACAAGTTGCTAAACAGGAAGAAATGCAAGATAAACAAGAAAAGATTTAATAGATGTCAAATTTAACTCCACAACAATATTACGAAAATGAATCAAATTGGGGTTCATATCAGTATGTAACATTAGCTGATATCGTAAATAACTTTATGTTGATGTATGTAGGTAACGATAAGATGGTTGCTAACGTGAAGCGTTACCAAATATTATTTCATGCTAAACAAGCTATCAAATTACTAAACATTGATGCGTTTAGACTTACAAAATCATTAGAGCTTAATGTTCACGATAACTTGAAGTTTATATTGCCTCCAGATTATGTAAATTATGTAAAAATATATATAGAGCATAAAGGAGGGCTAAGATTATTAGCTGAAAATAGAAGACCTAATTCAGCAACTCATTTTGCTCAAGATAATGATGGCACACCTGAATTTTACGATCCGCTTGGAAATGTAATTACATCTCCATCTGAATTAGATACAACTAGATTAACTCAATCTCTTTACACAGGTCCAGGTCCATTCAATGGTGACTACGGTTACTGCTTCGATGACAACTGGTACTTCACTAGAAGCACAGGAGGTGCTTATGGTATGCAGACAGATGAGATTACAGCTGGTCCTACATTTAGAATTCAGAACGGTGTGATTGACTTCAGCTCAAATGCTGAGAACAACACCATCGTCTTGGAGTATATATCTGATGGTATGGAGAACGGTGATGATTCATTGGTTCAAGTAAACAAGTTGGCTGAAGAGTTCGTGTACCGATACATCAAGTGGTGTATTTTGAATTCTAAGTATGGAGTTCCAATGTATGAAAAGAAAATGGCTAAAGACGAGAAACAGGCAGAATTTAGAAATGCTAAGATACGTATGAGTAACATGCATCCATCTAGATTATTAATAAGCCTTAGAGGACAAAATAAAATAATTAAATAATGGCAGAAATAACTAATAGTTTTATTGCTGCTATGATGAATAAGGACATGGACGAGAGAATCGTTCCGTCTAATTCATATAGAGATGCATTAAATATTGACATAGACGTTTCTGAGGGTTCTGATGCAGGATCTGCTCAGAATAAGCTAGGAAATACCAAAATTGGTAATTTAGAAGCTGTCACAGGATTCAACCCTGTAACTGCGATGGCTAGAACTATTGGTGCCACAACAAATGAGAAGGACAACGTCATCTATTGGTTGATCGCCTCTGACAAGTTTGATGGAATATATGAGTTCAGCGAGGAGACTGGTGCTATAGTTAGAGTTCTACAATCCAACAAGTTAACTCCATCTACCCCAAGTAAACTTAACTTTAGTAAGTCATATATTATAACAGGATTTAACTTTGTTAATGGATTCTTATATTGGACAGATGATTATAATCCACCGAGAAAGATAAATATTTCTAGAGCTAAGTCTTACTCAGTAGATGATGCGCGAATTGATGATGATATTGATGTTATATTGGAGCCGCCTTTGACATCTCCAACTATTAAGATGTCAAATGATGTTGACAAACCTAACAATATTGAGGAGAAGTTTGTTTACTTTGCCTACAGATTTGAATACATTGACAATCAGTACAGTTCGTTGTCTCCATTTTCAGCTGTTTCATTTAACCCGAAAGATTTTGAGTTAGATTTTGCAGCAGGTAACAACAAGTCAATGGTTAATAAGTTCAACACAGCGACTGTTACATTTAAGACAGGCAATCGAAATGTTAAGGCGATTCAGTTAATTATGCGCGACACTAGAAACATTAACGCTAGTTTGGTTGAGACATTTAACAAGCAGGACCTAAATATAGATGATAACTCATTCTATTCATTTGCATTTAACAACAACAAGACATATACAATAATTACTCCTGATCAGGTGACTAGATTATTTGATAACGTTCCTTTAACAGCTAAGGCTCAGGAGTTCGTAGGTAATAGAATTATGTACGGTAACTATACTCAGTTTCAAAACATTGATGAACCTATCGATATTATTCTAGATTATACGTCTGTAGATAATATTAGTGATCCCCCAAATGAAAAGGCTCCTATTCAGACATTTAAGTCAGATAGAGACTACGAGATGGCTATCGTGTACTTAGATAAGTATGGTCGTATGACTACACCGCTAACATCTCAGGATAACACAATATACATACCGCCAAGTAAATCCAACAAGGGTAACAGCTTGCAGTTAGAAATTAAGAATAATCCTCCTTCATGGGCAACTAACTACAGATTATACATTAAACAAAGTAAGGGTAACTATTACAATATATTCCCATTGTATATGTATGTATCTGGAGAATACAGATACTTCTTAATTAATGAATCAGATAGAGATAAGATTCCAGTTGGAGATTACTTAATCTTTAAATCTGTTTCTAATGGTCCTACGTTCTCTAATAAAAAGTATAAGGTTCTAGAGCTTAAGCCTCAGTTGGCTAACTTTGAAGGAATTCAGGGTGCGCAAGCTGGTCTTTATTTCAAGGTAAAAGCAGATAGCAACTCTGATTTATCTCAGAGTGGAATACTTTTATGGTACGAGGATGGATACGGCACTGATTCTCAATTTGGAAATCAAATATATCAAAATATAGCATATAATGAATATCCTATTTATTATGGTGAAAATAATGATGTTTTAAAATTAGTACCTTCAATAAGTACTGCTCAAAATGATAATAGAATTACAATTAAAGCAGATTCTGCAACTACATTTATTTGGACAAGTTCAATTAATGGAAGTACAGGTTGGAGTTCACCCATTGCTATAGTGTTAAATACACCAATTCAAGTTGGAACTCATTTTCAAGTAAATTTTATTGCTTATCCTGTATTTAATGATATTTGGAAAATAAATGTAAGAGGGTTTCAATCTTCACCTATAGCTAATTATTTTGGAGGAGTTGGATTATTTACTAATTCACCATATATACCATTAACTCCAGATCCAAATAATGAAGTAGAAATTCTTCCTGGTGATATTATAACTATATCTATACAGCAATCTCCATTTAATAGTTTTTCTTATTCTAAAACATTTTATGCTAATTCAAAATATAAAAATATAGAGGAATGGTTCGTTGAGTCTGGATCTTATTTATTATTTGATAGCAACATAGGAACTGATTCAAATAATATATCATTCAGAAGGGGATATGTTATAAGTCTTTCATCTAATTTTAATGATTCATTACAAAGTGATTATCCATCAAGTTTAAATCTTCCTGTATATATGGTAATCAGAATGCAGGATGCGCCAGGAGATGAATTTAATAGAGCATCTGGAAGTATTTCAATCAAGAGATCTGAGAATATTATAATAGCTGAGACATCTCCTAAAGAAATAGATATTGATATCTATCATGAGCTATCAAAAACATTCAACATATACGAAGGTAATCACCTGACAAGATGGAGCTATAAAGACTTTACTTTTAATTCATTAGGAACAAACTTAGGACAATTGGTTCCAGGTTCTGAACCTACAGCAGGTGAATTCCCTCATGGTTTTGAGATTGGAGATAAGGTTTATGTTTCTTCAGCAAATATAAATAATAATCCTTATGAAGTAGTTGATGTTGTTGATCAGTATAATATTGTTATTAATTTACCATTTCCTGGTCCTGGTCCCGCTGTACCTGGTTCTGTATCTTATAATTCATTTGATGTTGATCAGACAGTTTCTAACAGCGCTAAGATTCAAATAAATAATACAGAAATCGATAACTCAGATTTCAATGCATGGTCTTATAAAAACGCATTAGAGACATATAGAATTAGAGATGACTTTAACAAGCCAACACTAGAATATAGTCTTAGAGCTATGACAACTGTTGACGAGTACAGTAAAAAGTTTAGTAAGAACTCTATTTGCTACAGTGGTACTTATGGGGAAAATACTAATATAAATAGATTGAATGAATTTAATCTATCTATTGCTAACTTTAAGTATTTAGATAGCGAGTACGGATCTATACAGAAGCTTCACGCTAGAAATACTAATCTTGTTGTGTTCCAAGAAGATAAAGTAAGTGAGGTACTGTACGGAAAGAACTTATTATCAGATTCAGTTGGTGGTGGATCTATTGTATCAATACAAGAGGTTCTTGGAAGTCAAGTTGCTTATCCAGGAGAATGGGGAATAAGCTTAAATCCAGAGTCATTTTCCAAATTTGGAACTGAAATATACTTCTCAGATTCTAAGAGAGGAATTGTATTGCAAATGTCTGGAGATCAAGTTACTAGAATATCAGACAATTTTATGACTGATTATTTTAGAGATTTAATGATGAGCAGTCAATATACTCAGAAGCTTGGAGCTTACGATCCGCATAACAATATGTACACGTTATCATCTAATGATATAAGTGTCTCAGCTTGTAGATTAGAGTTAAATATACTTTCAAGAGTAATTAACTACAATACAAATGGAAATCTTATAGATCTTTTCACAATCACAACTGATGGTGCATGGGACATTGAATTGGTTGATATCGGATGGGGAACTAACTGGGTGAGTGGGTTTACACCTAATGGATTCGGGTCACAAGATATAGATGCAAATGTAACTACAAATACATCGCTAGCTTTAAGAAAGGTAGTGTTTAATGTAAAGTATTGTACAAATAAAAATATAGCATTCATTTTGACACAAGCTGGTTATAATAAGATTACAGTGGTTACAGGTGTATTTAATATGAGAAACGAATGAGAATAACAAACGGATTTGAGGTAGATGGAAATCTATACGAATATAAAAATTTAGAGCAGAGAGCCAATGGTGTTGCATTATTTGATGCACAGACTGGCTTTGGAGGAATTGACTTCTATCCATTTGACGGAGCTACTGTAAAGGTAGTTACTGGTGTGATATCTACAGATATGAAGAACCTAGAGCCAGAGTTTAACAACAAGGTTTATTACTTAGTATCTGACAGAGTCTATACAAGAAATGATAAGGATCTTATGATATCCTTGGCTACAGAGATACCTGTCGTTTTAAATGTAGATGTATATGAGGGCACGTTTGTTTTTAATAATCCAGATAGCCTGCCTTACCTTTACTTGTTATGGAACTATGTAGATACGTTATCAGGCACTTCAGCTAACTATGTTGGCGATGAGGCGGATAAGATCATTACAGTTGACTTCGGTTCTAATGTTGGTATCGCTAGCTTAGACTACTCAGTAGCTTCAGCGGTTGACACACAGTTTGTACTTAAGTACAACAATGCGATAGTTGGAGATACAGGACTAATCAACTCAACATCAGGCTCATTGGCATTTAATAAGTTCTCACCTGACATCACAACTGCATTGCTTTACACATACTCTCCGTCATCAGGAAACGACTGGACCGTAAGCAGAACGTTACCATCACTTACATCATTCTATATCTATGCTCCTAATGACGGAATTGAATCAACAGTTAGGGATCAGATAGCAGATACTCAGATGTGGCATGATGGAAGCGGAGCTGTACCTGTTGCAGGTAACAACATATACACAGACGTAAACGGATTAGAAAGATTTGCTGGTGGAAATGCTTATCATTTAGTTAGCCCCACCATAATGATAGCTCCACCTATTAGTGGTTTAACATGGGTGATAGTTAATGACTTCGGTCAGGCAGTTAGCGGTGGTGCTGTAGATTACGGACCAACTATTGCGCCTACAATAACTCAAGGAGAGATTGCTATTGTAAGAGGGGAATCTGTGGATATATTATTTCAGGCAGATGCTCAGGTTGACACATGGAATGTAATAACTTCAATGGATGATTATGAATTAACAGGAAGTGATACAGGTACAATATTTACGTATACAGATAAATATGGTAATACAGTTAGAGTAACGGTTAGTATAAATGATACTATAACCATAGCATCTTCAACTACACCAGTAGTTATTCTTGGTAGTGGTGGATCAACAAATATAGGTGTTTCAATATCTAGCGTTCTTCCTATTGGTTTAGACTTTGATATTAACTCAGGAAGATTATTTGGATCAGTTACAGATGGTTACATATTTCCTATTGAACTTACAGCAACAAACATAATTGGAACAAGCGCTCCTGTAACTGTTAATATAGTAATTGTTTCAAGTAATTCGCTTACTCCATTTGCTATAGATATCGAGAACGTGTCTGATGATCCAGCCGTATCATGCGCTTTGACAGGTGTATATTCATTGTTGTACCATAATGGTAATGCAGCGCTTCCAGATGTTAACGACATAATATTTATAGACCCTCGTGGATTAAACCCATTGATGGGAGGTAATGTTTGGTATAATATCGAGACAGGGGTATATGTTGTAAAAGTTACAGAATCTGGGGCGGTTTCTCAATCAAGCAATTGCTTATTTTAATTATAATACGTAACTTTGTATAATGGAAGATACACTAACATTTTCAGCTAGATCTAATGGATGGACATCACGATGGTCTTTTATACCTGACTGGATGACTGGATTAAACAACTCGTTCTACACATGGAAGAACGGAGAGTTATATAAGCACGATACGAATACAAAGCGTAACGAGTTCTATGGGACTCAGTATCCATCCACGATTACCCCTATTCTTAATATGGAGCCTGCTCAGGTTAAGGTATTCAAGACACTTGCTCTTGATAGTAATATGCCTTGGGATACCAAGATAACTACCGACCTAGTTGTTGGAGAGATTGCACAGAGCCAGTACGAGCCAAAAGAAGGTGAATGGTACGCGTACATCAGAAGAGATGACGCTGAGAACTACGACACTAGAGCTCTATCTACACAGGGACTAGGTCAAGCATTGTCACTTGTTGGTAACACAATAAACTTCTCGTTTAATATTGGTAACAACATAAGCAATGGAGATACTATCTATAAGGTTTCATTAGGAAATTTAGTAAAGGTTGGTACGGTGTTGACACATACAGCTACTGCTGTTACGTTGTCAGCTGCTCCATTAACATCTGTATCTCCTGGCGACATGATTGTATATGTAAAGAATAGCGTTGCTGAGTCATATGGAGCTAGAGGTTTTTATATGGAGGTTAAGCTGTCGCTTATGTCAGATGATTATGCAGAGATATTTGCTGTGTCATCAAATGTATTTAAAAGTAATTATTAATGGAATTTAGAAGATTGAATGAGTCTGACTACGATGATACGTTGGTCGGATGGTGGAAGAAGTGGCGATGGATTGCTCCATCAAGAGACTTCTTACCTGAGAACGGATCAGGTGGTATAATGGTCAGCAAGGACGGTGTAGATATATGTGCTGGATTTGTTTATTTCACGAACTCTAAGGTGGCTTGGATTGAGTTCATAGTATCTAACTTCGACTATAAGGAGAAGGACCGTAAGGACGCTCTAAAGTACCTAATCGATTCAATCAATACAATTGCTCTAGGTATGGGGTACAAGTTCATCTATACATCCGTAAAGAACCAGAACTTAATAAACGTATATACAGATTGTGGTTTCACTATGGGTAGTGTAAACTGTCAGGAAATGGTTAAGATTCTATGAATATAAATCAGTTCTTTATTATCGATAATTTTTTAGATGATCCAGAGCTTCATCTTCAAGATATTTTTGACCACGACTTTACAGATGTACCATCAGATGTTGGTGTATTTAAAAACATACAGGACAGGAAGAGTGACATAGTTAGTGATGCAGTTCTGAAATTAATGCCTAACCATGAGGTAGCTTACAACTTTGTTCGTAAGTCACCACTAGATCAGGAAGAGCCAACATACATACACTCTGATGATATTATGGGTGATCTTACCTGCTTGCTGTATTTGAGTAAGAGCCATCCAAAAGAGGATGGAACAACAATTTATGAGGACGATGAGATAACAAAAAATATGGAGTTCAGAAGCAAATTTAATAGAATGATAATTTTTGATGCTAAACTTTTTCATAGTAGAAATATTTTGAGTAACTTTGGGGTTAATAAGTCGGCTAGACTTATACAAGTAATTTTTTTAAAGAAGAAATAATGGCAGCAGTAACAAGTGTTATATCGGCAGGAGTGGCTTTGGCAGGAGTTGGTATGAGCGCATATCAACTTAGCGAATCACAGAAAACTAAAAAGAATGCACAGCAAGATGCAACAAATGCATTGAATAACTACGGAAATATTAAAGAGCAGGATGTTTTTAGTGGGCTTCAGGTTCCTACAATGGGAGCTGAACTACAACAACAATCTGCTGATAGATCTACAGCTCAGGCATTACAGATGGTTTCAGGTACTCCTGAGATGGCTATTGGAGCTACTCCAGGATTAGTTCAGGCTAACATGGAGCAGACAAGACAGATAGGTGGAGACTTAGACGCTTTGAGATACCAAAGAGATTTAGATCAAACTAGAAATAGAGCTAGAATTGAAGGAGGAAGAGTTGGTCGTCAAGAAGAAGTTATAAATGCTCAGTTATCAAATGCACAGATGGCAGGAAGACAAGCTGATTTGAATAAACAAGCTGGTATTTCTGGTATGTTTGCAGGCGCAACAAATACATTAAACGCTGTGGATAAATTAGTTCCATTGTACTCTAATAAAACAACACCACAAACTCCAGTAGCAAATGGTAATACATATACACCAATGACTTACAACCCTGCGCCTATAGCTAATGTATCAGCTAATTACGGTTCGCAGGTTCAAGGTCTTCAACCAAGTGATTTTTGGGGAGCATCTGGTCTAGGTTATCAAAATCAAGTAATACCATAATTATGCCATTAGATAAAGGAGTAACAGGTTATATTGAAAACTCAGCTATAGATTGGGCTGGGTTAACTAACGGTCTATCTAAGACTGTTTATGATATTGGTGAAAATAGAGAGAAAAGAAAACAAGAGTTAGAAGATCAGTGGACAGATATTAATACTCAGCTGGCTTCAGCTGAAGTTCCAGAAAATCAGACACTTGGTGATGTGTTCTTGAATACAACAAACGCAGGTACATCTAAAGCTTTAGAGTGGAACAAGCAATTAAAAGCTGGTAAGATATCTCCAGAGCAGTACACCAAACTAATGAATAACTTAAAACAAAACTTTGAGGGATTTGTTGGTACAGCCGCTACATTTGACAAGAGATACAAGGAATACATGGAGAGACAGCAGACTGGTAAAGCTTCTGCTCTTGAATTAGATTTTGCATCTAAGTTTGGTAAGATGGCTGAGCTTAATGGGAAGTCTAGTATTATTGATATGGACGGAAACATTAAGTTAGCTAACATTGATCCAGCAACTGGTAAGGTTACTGATTTTTACGATATGCGTACAATGAATAAACCAGAGAATATTATTGACAATAAGGTTGTTCTAGGTGATGAAGTTGAGGCATATACTAAATCTTGGGAGACTACAGAGCTTTGGAAGGAGCTTGGAAGAAATGGATGGCAGTCAATTGAGACAGCTAGACAGACTCCTGGATATGAGCTAGCTAAGGTGAATGTAGTTGATGCATTGGTGAATACATCTAACCCTAGAAAGACATTAAGTATATTAGCTGATAATGGAGGTATTCAATTAAATACGTACACAACTCCTGAAGAAAAATCTAAACTAATTGAAGCTGCAAAAGCTAAATTAATAGATCAAAAAAAGAGAGCAGGAGAGCCTGTAATGTTAAGCCCTGAGGAACTTAAACAGATAGACCTTAATATGGTTGAGATGGTTAGAGACCCTAGAAATGTATTCCAACCTAAACTTACAAATGAACAGATTGAAAAAGCTAGAAAAATTGCTGGTGACGCTGTTGATGTAAGTATTGGTCAGAAGATGCAAGGCGCAGCTAGGTCTTATTATAATCCAAATACTGGAGGAGGAAGTGGCGGAAGCAGAGCTAAAGAACCTAGAAATAATACTGATTTATTCGAAACTCTATATAGTGCATTTAAACCAAAGGTAGAAGGTGATACAACATTTAGAACAGATGCAGCTACTAGATTAACAGCGGCTACATTAAATAAATTTATATTCTCTCCTGCTGCTGATGGAGGACCTGGATATGATTACTATAAAAGTGGTAATCCTAAAGAGATAAAAACATTAAGAACACAAAGAGATATTGCGCCTCTTTTATTTGGAGATGAAGCTGGTGGTATAAATATATATGATACACAATATAAAAATTGGTTAAATAATAATTATCCTAATGTTATTAATGTTCAGAAAAAACAACAGAAAGGAAAGGGAGGATTTAATGCAGCTCAAGAGGCAAATATCAAAGCTACTATGAAGGCAAATCCTGGAGCATCAAGAGCTGATGCAATACAATCATTAGGTTATAATAATCAATAAATAAAAATGGAAATAAAACCTGTTAGAGTTTTAGACGAAAAGACTGGTAGAAGTATTTCATCTAGTAATAATTCAAGTATAAAGCCTGTTAGAGTTTTAGATGAGAAGACTGGTAAAAGTGTTAAAAAAAAAAGCACTACGGTGTCTCCTTCAGAACAAGATCAGGAAGGTGTATCATCGGGTACATCAACAATGGCAACAAAAAAGCCATCGGTATCTTCTGGTTCGGCAGGTAAAGATTTATTTAGAGGTGACGCAGGAGCAGGAGAAAAGACTTACAAATTAGATAAATCTTCTGGAGTTCCTGTATGGAAGGAATACTCAACTACAGTAATTGATCCTACAGGTAAAAAACCTGAGTATGATGTATATGATAAAGTTATCACTGATCCAACAAGAGTTAAGACGTTAAATAATTTCTTCAAACAAAACGCTAGTGCATCTGAAGTTGATGAAGTGTTTACTGGATTTCCAGGTAAAGAAGCAAACAGATATAGAGTTTATAATGGCTCTTGGCAAAGAATGCAACCTAACGCTAAGGAATGGACAACTATAAATGAAGATAATGCTATCACTGCATTAAACAGACAATACAAAAAAGACATTAAGCCTATTAAGGGGTTAAACGTTGCTAAACAAGGTGCTAAATTTACAGACATTAACACTAAACTTGTTTCTCAGACAGAGGGAAATGTTGTTCCTTATTTACAAAAGAAATATAGTAATTTAGGATTTACTTTTGAAGAGGCTGGAGTAGGTCAAGATTTTGTTACTGTAACAGCTAAAGATGGTAAAACAAAAATAGATGTTAGTTTAGATGAGGCTAATCCAGAGGAAGCATTAAAGTTAAGACATTTTTTATCTCAAAACGCTTCTACTCCAGTAAGTAAAAAATCAATATATCTAAAATCTAAAATAGAAGAGAACCCTAACTACTCAAAAACACCTAAGTATATTAATGCATTAAAGAGCTTAAGCCCAGATGAGGTAGAGGACTTGATAGATGAAAGAAAAGAAGTTCTATCTAAAAAATTAAGCGAGTCATCTCGTGATTTTGATTTAGGAGATTATAAAAAAGCTAAAGAAGATTTAGACGCTTTGTATTCTTCTGAAGAGTACAAAATATATAAAGAAAAAAAATCTGAGAAACAAAAAGAAAGAACTACTAAAGTTGATCAACTTTACTATGAGTTAAATAATGCAAAAACTACAAAAGATAAACAATACATTAAGAGCAAAATAAATACATTCCTTTCTGATGATATAATCCAAAAACAAACTGATGGATATAACATGCAGATGATGGATGTACAGAACGCGTATAAAAAAATAAATTCTGAATATACTAACTTAAACTCTGCTGCTGCTTCAGGAAAATTAACACAGGAGCAATATGATGCACAATTAGCTAAATTAAATCAGAAGAGAGTTGACCTAAAAGAAAACTCTGATGGCGTTATTTCTCAAATGAAAAAACTTGAGAAGGTTACGGGAAAGTACTTACTAGATAAGGAAAAGACGGGATCTTTTGGTGGTAATCTTTTAAATGCTTTTGTAACTGGAATTAGTAAGATAGCTGAAACACCAATTTCAGGTAGTGTTGAATCAAATAAAACACAAACTTATGAAGCTCTATCACCTGAAGAGAAAAAATATCTATCAGATAAAGGATACACCAAAGAACAAGCTATAAATTACGTAGCTAATAAAAATGCTAAAAAAATAAAAGAAGAAATAAGAAGTGGTGCAGTTGAATTTATGGGCGCTAGAGGTACCACAAAAGAATACTCTCAATCTAAAGACAGAGGTTTCTTTGAAAGTACTTTAGCTGGAGTAGCTGAGTCTTTACCTTCAATGATAATTCCAGGTGGAGCGATAGCTAGAACGGCTGCAATGAGCTCTCAAGCTTATGCATCTATAGAGGATGAGATGTTGAATGACGAAGATTTTGAAACTACATCTATGGCTGAAAGATCTTTAATAGCTGCGCCTTATGCTGTAGGTATGGGTATATTGGAAAATCTTGGTTTTACTAAGATGATATCAAAGGATCCATTAGCTAAGTCTTTAGTAATGAAGTCAATAACTAAGGTTCTAACTAAGAAGGGCACAACTGAAACATTAGAGAGCGCTCTAGAGAAAGAACTTAAATCTAACATAACTAAGTTTGGATTAAAGGTTGTCGGTGGTACATTGGCTGAGGCTGAGACTGGAGCACTTCAATCTGCAATATTAGATGTTGGTCTTAAGACTGCTTACAATAAGATTAGAAATTCATACGAAAATAAGTCAGATGAAGAGATAGCTAAATTAACTAACGAAGGTTATTTTAACACTCCTGACAACTTGAAAGAGGCAAGTGCTCAAATACTTGAAGACGCTGCTGCTGAGGCATTGGGTGGTACTGTTATGACTGCTGCAATGACTGGCTTTGAGAAGCTATCAAATGGAGAGATAACATTATTTAACGATGAAGATATTACTAAATTAAAGGAACTATCTACAGATCCAGAGATGAAGAAGATGTTTGTTGCTAAGTTACGTACTGACATGGTCAATGGAGACATAACTAAGGAGCAAGCTAAAACAAAACTTGAAGCTCTGAGAAGCGTTGAGGCTGACTTTACTAGAATTCCTGACGATATTACAGGTCCAGACTTAAAAAGAGCTGTGGAATTATCTATAGAGAAGAAAGATTTAACTAACGAGATAGCAGGAAAGGATGAGGCACTTGTAGCCCCTAAAAAAGCTAGAATAGAAGAAATAAATAACGAACTAAAAACAATTGGAGAAAATGCCGCTAAAGAAAGTTCTGCTATTCCATCTGAAATATCAGATTTAAAAGATGATGAAGAAGTTTCTTTAACAGTAGGTACAATTGATGAAGTTCCAGAAGAATTTAGAGATAGAGCAAGAAAAAATGGAGGTAGGGATTATGAAGTTAGAAAAACCATACTAGGTCTCCCAATTGGTAAAAAACAAAATATAAAAACAGAAGAAAGTTATACATATAAATTAACAGGTAAAGAAGCAAAAGATTATGCCACTAAAGAAAGCAACAAACAAGAAAACGGTACAGAAGGCGATATCGTACAACGTGAAGGAGTTAATGTCGGACAACAAGAAGTCGGGCAAGGAGAAGGGAGCCAACGGGAAACCGCGCAGCCGAGCACAGATATTAGCGATAGCAATATCGGCAGCCAAGAAGAAATAGACAAGAAAGAAAAAGAGCTAGATAGTATACGTATAGAAGTAACTAAAAAATACGATGAACTATACGATAAAGGATTAA